CTGCTGGAAGAGGCCGAGGCGATCACCGGGGTCCGGCGGGCGAGCCAGCCCAGGGGCGTGTCCCCGCACCGGGCGCTGCGGGTGATCAGCGGCGAGGCCATGGTCCGGGCCGGGGAGATCCTCGGCCAGCACGGAGCCGAGCTGATGAACCCGCAGGCGGTCGCCGACCCCTACAGCGAGCTGATGAGCTGCGCCGGGGAGATCCGGGCCTGGAAGAACGTGCTGCGGGGCAAGGTGGCCGAGCTGAAGAGCTTCGGCTACATGGGCAAGGCCGGGGAGCAGATCCGTGCCGACGTGGCGCTGTACGAGCGGTCGCTGACCGAGTACAGCCGCGTGCTGCGCGACATCAGCAGGCTCAACCTGGATGCCCGGCTGGTCGGCATCAGGCAGCAGACCGCCGACATGGTGGAGCGGGCGATCGACCAGGCCCTGGTGGCCAGCGGTCTCCCGCTGGAGCAGCGGGCCAAGGCCCGGAAGACGATACGAGAGCACCTGAAGGTGGTCGCATGAGCTACCAGATCACGGTCAAGTCGAACAACGGCAGCCTCACCGCCACCGCGACCGGCGACGTGCCCGACGGCGAGCACATGGTCAGCGGGCACAGCGACGGCAACTACGTCACCCTGGGTGCCGCGCGCAAGGACGAGCTGGGGCATCACGTGATCGCCGCCCAGCACAGCCACGGCAGGGCCGAGGCGCAGCAGGCTGCGGAGTTCTTCGGCTAGGCGCAGGTGACAGCTGACGCCGATGTCCTCGGCATGGTGTCAGACCGGCTGGGCCAGCCGGACGCCGACCCGAGGTCATGGTGGTTCGGCACCGCCAGGGACGAGCAGCGGCTGCCGCCGCTGGATGACCCCTGGCGCATCCTGTACTTCCAGGGCGGCCGGGGCAGCGGCAAGACGATGGCAGGCGCAGCCGGGCTGGCCCAGATCATCATCGAGGACGAGGAGCCCGGCGGCCAGTACGGCATCGTGGCCCCCACCTACCGGGATGCCTGGACCGTCTGCGTCGAGGGCGAGTCCGGCATCCTGCGGGCGCTGGGCACCACGGCCGGGGAGGTCAAGAACAACACCTCCAAGAGCGTCGAGTACGCCTACCGCAGCTACGGCGAGATCGGGCTGCGGTCCGGCCACACCATCTACGTGGACTCGGCCGACGATGGCGCGCTGCGGGTCCAGGGCAAGAACCTGCGCGCGGTCTGGGGAGACGAGCTGGGCCTGTGGACCCGCTGGCAGACCGCCTGGGATGAGTCGATCAGGTACGCGGTCCGCAAGGGCGTGTCCAAGATCATCGTCACCGGCACGCCCAAGGTCAGCCGACCGGCCAGGGCGCTGATCCGGCGGCTGATCCGGGGCGGCGAGCCCGGCGTGATCGTCCGGCGGCTGCGCACCATCGACAACATCAGGAACCTGTCCGAGTCGTTCTACACCTCGGTCATCGGGATGGCCAGGGGAACCAGGCTGGAGCGCCAGGAGCTTGAGGGCGAGCTGCTGGATGACATCGAGGGCGCGCTGTGGTCCAGGGACCTGGTGGACGCTGCCCAGTGCGGCTGGATCGGCGAGGAGGGCGGCCCGCCGTTCCTGACCCGGACCTATATCGGCGTGGACCCCTCCGACGGCCTGGAGGATTCCGACGAGCAGGCGTACACCGTGGTCTCCCGTGGCCAGGTCGATGACCCGCACATCTACGTCACCGAGAGCTGGGGCGGCCAGGCCAGCCCGGTCAAGTTCGCCAAGATGGTGATCCGCCGCGCGGTCGAGCTGCATGCCACCCTGGTGATCGAGAAGAACCACGGCGGCGAGTGGCTGCGCGCCACGTTCACCGAGGTGATGCGGGACCTGCAAGAGCACGGCGAGATCCCGCCCGGCATGGTCCCGCCAGTCGAGCTGGTCAGCGCGTCCAAGGCCAAGCGGACCCGCGCCGAGCCGGTGGCCGCGCTGTACGACCGGGGCATTGTGCGGCACTGCCAGCGGAGGGTGAAGTACCAGATCACCGACCCGGCAACCGGCGGGCAGACCTGGCACGCCGACACCGAGCGGTTCACCGAACTAGAGGACCAAATGTGCTCCTACACTGGAGCGCGTCTTGAACGTAGTCCCGACAGGCTGGACTCCCTGGTCTGGGCCTGCCATTTTTTCCTGGATCTGTCACACCGGCATGCAGGCTCGCCAGGCAAGCGGGAGTACACGCTGCTCACCGACCTGGAGAGCGAATACGGCGACGTGGAGGCCCGGCCGCGCGACGGCACCGAGCGGCACCGCCGCCTGGCTACCGCCCACGGCGGGGACTGGGACCGCTCCGAGGGCGACTGGTCCGAGGACGGCTTCGCCCCGCAGGATGACCAGGCCAGCACGCCCGCCCAGGACAGGGCGCGGGCCAACGTCCACCCCTGGCGGTAAAAGATTTGACACCCCGCCCGGCCCGCGCATATGGTGTCTTCAGGTTGGCGAGCCGGATTCGGGTCGGGTTACCGCTGTGAACGGAGAGGATGCGGGGTTGGAATCCCCGTCGTCAGGGGACTGGCGTAGCTCAGGGCTAGAGCGCTTAGGGAGAGATCCCACCCCGGCTGAGCTTTATGCCCGCTGACCGCTTAACTAAATAGAGACGTGAGCGGCGAGCCGGATTTCCCTGGTTACCGTGTCGGACAGTATCCCCAGGGACTGTAATTATGCCCGCCGCGCCTTTTTACCCACGAGCCGGATCAGATCCGGTTACCGTATGCAACGGTCTGCCCCGCAAGGGGCTGGACTCCGGGTCTTGCTTATGCCCGTGGGGCTTTTTCTCGGCGCGGTCCCGTGAGCCGGACGGAAGCCGGTTACCGTTCACCAGCCCGCTTTAACGGGCAACCCAGCCCAGGAATGAACACCTGGAACCCCCGAAAGGGGGGAACGGCTCCCGATTTATGCCCACGGGACTTATCCGAGAGGAAACAACGATCACGATGCCTGACTCACTGTCACAGATCACCACCCGCCGGACGCCGCCGTGCGAGCAGGCGGACCCCCGCGAGGTGAAGAACTACGCGGGCGGCTACGTCTTCCAGACGGCCGACGGGTCCGCGCTGGACCGGTTCCTGACCATCGGGACCGAGGGCGGGACCTTCTACGCGGACGAGAAGCAGCTGACTCACGTGGCGGCCGGGCGCGTGCTGGAGATGGCCCACGCGGGCAACCCGCTGCTCATCGAGCGCGCGACCACGATCAGCCAGGCCGGGCGCGCTCCGCGCAACAACCCGGCGCTGTTCGCTATAGCGGCGGCTGCGGGCCTGGGTCCGCCCGAGTACCGGGCGCAGGCACTGGCGGCGCTGCCGCTGGTGGCGCGCACCGGCTCGCATCTGCTCACCTGGGCTGGCTATGCCGAGCAGTTCCGGGGCTGGGGTCCGGCGATGACCAAGGCGGTCGGCTCCTGGTACAACGGCAAGGGCCTGCCCGAGGTCGTCTACCAGGTGCTGAAGTACAAGCAGCGTGAGGGCTGGGCACAGCGCGACCTGATGCGCCTGGCGCATTTCGGCCGCACCCCGCAGACCGGCGGGCGCAAGCTCTTCTACGACTACGTGATGAAGGGCACCTGGCCGTCCATGTGGCTCGACGGCGGCGAGATCCCGGAGCTGCTCGGTGCCTACCGGCAGATCTGGAGCAGCACCGACCCGAAGTACTGGGCACGGATCATCGAGGACTACAACGGCACGCGCCCGGCGTCGAAGCTGACGCACGAGATGCTGCCGTCCGAGGCGCTGGCACGGCCTGAGGTCTGGGAGGCGCTGCTGTTCACCGGGCTGCCCACCGGCACCCTGATCAGGCGGCTGGCGCAGATGACCAGGCTCGGCGTGATCGCGCCGTTCAGCAACAGCACGCTTGAGGTGACCAGGCGCCTGACCGACGCAGCCGGACTGGCCAGGGCGCGCATCCACCCGGTCGAGCTGCTGCTGGCATCCAAGACCTACGCCAGCGGTCACGGCACGCGGGGCCAGGACACCTGGAACCCCGTGGCGCAGGTGATCGACGCCATGAGCGACGGGTTCTACCTGGCGTTCGGCGGGGCCGAGCCCTCGGGCAAGCGCTTCAACCTGGCCGTGGACGTGTCCGGGTCGATGGGCCACCCGGCTGGCGGGCTGGGCCTGTCCTGCCGCGAGCTGGCAGGCGCGGTGGCCCTGTCCGTCGCGGCAACCGAGCCGAACCACGTGATCACCGGGTTCTGCAACGGCCCGTACCCGAGCCGCTGGAGCCGCATCAACGGGATGGGCTCGGGCATCGCGCCACTGCCCATCAGCCCGCGCCAGCGGCTGGACGACGTGCTGCACGCGATGGACCGCATCCCGATGGGAGGCACCAACTGCGCGCTGCCGATGATCTGGGCCGAGAAGGAGGGCCTGGCCATCGACGTGTTCACCATCATCACCGATAACGAGACCTGGGCCGGTGACATCCACCCGGTGCAGGCGCTGCGCCGCTACCGCGAGGTCAGCGGCATCGACGCGAAGCTGATCGTGGTGGCGGTCACTCCCACCGAGTTCAGCATCGCCGACCCGGCCGACCTCGGCACGCTCGACATCTCCGGGTTCGACTCGGCGGTGCCCAGGCTGGTCAACAACTTCGCGCGAGGCTGGGATGAGCGACCCGCTGCGTGAGTACACGGTGCACGGCGGTCTTGACAAGGGCCGCCGTGTCCGTGCGGACCTGCCGCCGATCGGCGAGACGCTGGCCGTCGGCATCGCCGAGGAGGCGCTGAACCTGGTGGAGATGCTGGACCGCCAGCCGGGCAACCGGGTGCTGATCCTGGAGCGCCAGCGGGAACTGCGGGCCAAGCTGGATGAGCTGGTCAGCAGGGATTATGGACATACGGGCAACACAGGCACGTGAACACCACGAGGCCCTGGCCAGGCACCGGGCTGCACGGGACCACCTGATCCGGCAGCTGCGGTCGGAGAATCCGCAGTACTGGACCTACCGCCGCCTGGCCAGGGCTCTCGGCTGCGCGCATCAGCTGATCTCGTACATCGTGGGCAAGGAAGAGCACGGCAAAGAGTGATCGGTTAGCGATTTCGGCCTACGCTGGCCGCATGGCACCCAACGCCGACGGCACGCTGGCCAAGGTCCTGAAGCTGCCCGACCTGCACACCACGCGGTCTCAGCTGCTGGGCAAGGAGATCGGCACCCAGTTCGATTGGGGTCAGCGCCTGTTCGCCTACTACGGAGACGGAGATGTGTTCGATTACGGGGAGTGGACTTCCCGTGATATGAAAACTATGTTCCAAAGGGACGGCATCTGCCAGTCAGTCGAGGCGGTGCTGACCCTGCCGATCCGCGAGGCCGACTTCAGCATCAATCCGGCCAAGGGCGACAAGGGCGAGGCCGAGTTCGCCAACAGCGTGCTGATGACGCCGGACCACAACGGCGGGATGCAGACCCCGAACGTGGACCTGATCGGGCAGATCACCTCGGGCCAGATTTACCGGCGGGCCTTCTTCGAGAAGGTCTGGAAGATCCGCCCGGCCGACGGCAAGATCATCTACGACAAGATCGCGTTCCGGCCGGTGGCCACCTGCCAGGCCCGCTACAACGCGCGCACGGCGGCCGAGCACGGCTTCCGCCAGCAGGTCTGGCTGTTCGGCGGCCAGATGATGACGCACCAGTCCAAGACCCCCGGCTACGTGGACATCCCGCACGTGCGGAGCTTCATCTACACCCACGGCAAGCACCGCGAGCCGCTGATCGGCGCATCCGAGATGGATGTGGCGTACTGGTGCTACCAGACCAAGATGAAGCTGCTCTACCTCTGGTACCACTTCCTGGAGAACCAGGCGCTGCCCCGGACCATCGTCTACGGCAACGACCAGGCCGAGGCCAACGACAAGGCCGACTCGATCGCCGCGCTGAAGTCCAGCGGCGTGGTCGGCATGGTGCACCCGACCGAGGACAAGAAGCTGTTCGAGGTGCTGGAGGCCAAGGGCGACGGCGGCAAGTTCTTCGCCGAGGCCATGGCGTTCCTGGAGGGCTGGCAGACCCACTCCGTGCTGGCCGGGTTCATGGGGCTGACCGGCTCCGCGATGGGCGGCAAGGGCAGTTACAGCCTGTCCCAGGACCAGTCCAGCTTCTACCTCAAGTCCCGCCAGGGAGTCGCCAAGGAGCAGGCCGAGGCGTACTCCCACGGCATCATCCGGCCGCTGGTGCTGCTCAACTACGGTCCCGACGCCGCGTTCCCCTCGGCCAAGTTCGGCCCGCTCCAGGACGAGCAGCAGGCCGCGCTGCTGACCATGTTCCAGACCATGGCAGCTGCCCCCGTGCTGCATGTCCCGCTCCAGGTGTTCGACCTGATCACCGAGCGGATGGCCAGCATCCTCCAGCTCGACGTGGACCAGGTGCACGCGGCGCTGATCGCCACCGCCACGCAGCGGCAGGAAGCGATGCAGGCTAACCCGCCGCCCGGCCTGCCGCCTGAAACAGCAGGCTCTATCGGGCAGCTCCAGGGCCTGGCCGGGGCCGCGCACGGTATCGTGCAGCAGGCGGCGGCGCGGCCAGGCGGCGCACCAGGGCTGCGTCTGCCGCCACCGGCAGCCGGGCCGTCGTCAGCAGGGGCACCAAAGCCCCCGAGGGCGGGCGGGCTGCTGGCCGGGCCGTCGCCAGCGGCACGGGCTGGCAGGCCAGCATGATCATCTGGTGGCACCAGCACTGGCAGCAGGTCCTGGGTGCAGCCATCGCAGTTAGCCTGGTCATGACGCTGATCCTGCTGAACAGCGTGCGCCGGATGAGGAAGCGGGCGGATCGTCAGCACGAGTTCCGGGTGGACCTGGCCTGGCATCATCACAGG